CGAAGAATATTTTTGGGAAGCAGATCAAAATACGAAATAAATAAATTTTTTGCTGAAACCTGAATTGGAACAATACTCAATGGGTAAACACCTGCTCTTAGAGGTGTATGATGTTGATTTTGAAGCGATTAATGATGTAGAATCACTTCAAAATGCCATGATTAGGGGGATAAATCGTGCAAAAATGACGATTTTGAACACATTTTCTCATTGTTTTCTTCCTCAGGGTTGCACCATCGTCATTGCACTTGCAGAAAGTCATGTTTCATGTCATACATGGCCCGAAAATGGATGTCTTGCCATCGATGTTTACACATGTGGTGAAGGAAATCCAAAATTAATTGCATTAGAACTCTTAAAATACCTAAATTCAGACAATTATAACATAAGGGAACTGAATCGTTAAATACAAATAAGGAGATAGCAACCTCCTTTATAAAAGTTCTGTTTTATTCACTAAAACAGGAGCTAAAATGTCAAATTTACCCGTTGATAGAGATTGGGAACATATGAAATCGATGTGGGGAACTACTCACCTTGTAACTGATTATCAGTCTCAACCTCAAAAAAGAGTAATTCAAGAAGTTATGCATGATCTTGCACCTCGTCATGACTTAAAAAAACAACAAGATCTACATGAAAAAATTCGTAATGATGATGATTATGATGATTGGGACTATGGGACTGAACCAGCATATGGAATACCTTGGAAATCATCATAAATAAGTAAAGAACTCATCTAAAAATGACAGTCACCAGGATATCCAGATCTTTTAAAGATATTAGTTTATCTTTTGACCCACATCCGGTGACTAAAGATCTGTCTGTTTTAACAAATGAAAGAGCAATTATTCGCTCAGTTCGCAATTTAGTTGAAACAATTCCAACAGAAAGATTTTTTAATCCTACTCTTGGATCGAATGTAAGAAGCAGTTTATTTGATTTTGTTGATTATGCAACTGCTTCTACAATTCAAGATCAAATTATTGAAGTGATTAATAATTATGAGCAGAGAGTGGCAAATACAGTTGTTCAAGTTGACCCCATACCAGATCTTAATGAATTTGAAGTAACGATCACATTTGACATTATTGGACAAGAGATACCAGCGCAACAATTTTCATTCATACTAGAGGCAACAAGATAAAATGCCTTTTACTAAATTTACAAATCTAGATTTCGATCAAATAAAGACTTCGATCAAAGATTATCTCCGTGCCAACTCTACATTTACGGACTTTGATTTTGAAGGATCAAATTTTTCTGTCTTAATCGATACTCTAGCGTATAACACATATATTACAGCATTTAACTCTAATATGGTTATAAATGAGTCCTTCTTGGACTCTGCAACCGTAAGAGAAAATGTAGTATCTCTTGCAAGAAATATTGGATATGTTCCATACTCTAGAAATGCCTCCGAGGCAATTGTATCGTTTACAGTAACTGTATCACCTAACAGTTTCCTACAAGACGGCACACCAGTCTATACCCCCACAATGACCCTACAGGCGGGTCTTGTATGCACTGGATCGGTAAAAGGTACTTCTTATGTTTTTTCTATTCCAGAGAACATCACAGTTCCAGTAGTAAATGGGATAGCATCATTTAATAGTATATCAATTAAGGAAGGAACTTTTCTTACAAAAAGATTTACTGTAAATGCTTCTTTAGATCAAAGATTTATACTTGAAAACTCTTTTATTGATAGTTCTACAATTAGAGTTTATGTAAAAGGATCAAGTGATAGTGGACTCGGAATAAAATATTCATTAGTTGATAATATTTTTCAAGTTGATTCAAATTCTCAAATCTTTTTGATTCAAGAAGTTCAAGATGAAAAATATCAACTTCTTTTTGGGGATGGATTTTTTGGACAAAAACTAGAAAACGGTGCAATTATTACCAGCAACTATATCATAACAAGTGGAAAAGATGGTAATGGTGTAGAAACCTTCACTTTTGCAGGATCTTTAAGAGATTCTGATGATAGGATTGTAATTCCACAAAACACAATCACAGTTACAACAAATCAAAGATCCCAGAATGGTTCTGAAATTGAAACTATAGACTCCATTCGTTATTTTGCTCCAAGGTTATATGCCTCACAGTATAGAGCAGTAACTGCAAGTGATTATGAAACGATCATAAAATCCAAAATATATGGAAATGCAGAGTCCATTTCTGTGATTGGTGGAGAAGAGTTATCACCTCCCCAATTTGGAACTGTTTTAATTAGCATTAAACCAAAGAATGGTACTTTTGTTTCTGATTTTGATAAAGAAAACATACTTTCAAAATTGAAACAATATAGTGTTTCTGGAATAAATGCAAAAATTATAGATCTCAAGATTCTTTATGTTGAAATTGAATCTTACATTTATTATAATGAAAGTCAAATTGCAAGTTCTTCCGATTTAAAAACAAAAATAAATACATCTCTCACAAAGTATTCACAGTCTGTTAATTTAAATAAATTTGGTGGAAGATTTAAATATAGTAAAGTCTTACAAGTTATAGACGGTACAGATAATGCTATTACATCAAATATTACTAGAGTGAGAATAAGAAGAGATTTAAAAGCACTAATAAATCAACAAGCACAATATGAAATTTGTTTTGGCAATCAATTCCACGTAAATCAATACGGATATAATATAAAATCATCAGGATTTAGAATACAAAATGAACCAGATGTTGTTTATTTCAGCGATGTTCCAAACTCTGATGGTAAAACTGGTGTTATTGCAATTGTAAAACCAATAACCAATACAAGTATAGAAACACAATCTAATGTTTCCTTACAACCATTTGTTATTGTACAATCTGCTGGAGTAGTTAATTATGAAACTGGAGAAATAATTATTAACACAGTTACCATTACATCAACTTCTCTTAAAAATGATATTATTGAAATTCAAGCATATCCTGAATCAAATGATGTTGTGGGACTAAAAGATCTTTATGTCTCTTTTGACATTTCAAAAAGTCAAATAAATATGGTAAAGGATACTATTGCATCTGGTGAGGACACTTCTGGTATTGTCTTTACAAAAAATTCTTATCGCTCAAGTTATTCGAACGGGAGTTTAACGAGGTCATAATATGGTACAAAATGGTTTCGAGTCAAGAGTAAAAGTACAGCAAATAATTGATAGTCAATTACCAGAATTTGTTTTAGATGAAAGTCCAAAGGCATCTGAATTTTTAAAGCAGTATTATATTTCTCAAGAGTATCAAGGTGGTCCGGTAGATATTGCTGAGAATTTGGATCAATATATAAACCTCGATAGTCTTATTCCTGAAGTTATTGTAGGATCTACAGGATTAACAACTCATATTTCCGCATCTTCTGGAATTGTTACTGTCACATCAACTAAAGGATTTCCTTCTTCTTATGGACTGCTAAAAATTGATGATGAAATAATTACATATACTGGAATTACAACAAATACCTTCACTGGGTGTGTTCGTGGTTTTAGTGGTATTACAAATTATCATAAAGATTTGGAATATCAAGAATTAGTTTTTACCGAATCTTCGGCCGCATCTCACTCTGCAGGTGCCAGTATTGAAAATCTTAGTTCATTATTTTTACAGGAATTTTATAAAAAAATTAAATTTAGTTTAACACCAGGTCTTCAAGGTGTAGATTTTACTGAAAATTTAAATGTTGGAAATTTTATAAAGGAAGCAAGAACTCTTTACGAATCAAAAGGAACTGCAGAATCCTTCAGAATTTTATTCAATGTTTTGTTTGGCGAAACTCCAACTGTAGTAGACTTGGAGCAATTTTTAATTAAACCATCCGATGCCAAATTTATAAGAAGAAATGTTGCCATAGTTGATTTAATTTCTGGTGATCCTACTAAATTGTCTGGACAGACAATTAAAAAATCTACTGATGAAAGTACTACTGCATCAGTCTCTGAAGTAGAAACAATCACTAGAAAGGGAAAGACATATTACAAACTAAACTTTTTTATTGGATATGATGATACTTATCCAAATATTACCGGCACTTTTTCTATAACACCAAATACTAAAGTAGTTGAAGATGTTACTTTAAATAATATTGGTACAATAATTACTGTAGATTCTACAGTAGGATTTGCAGAATCTGGAAGTATTTTTTATAATGGGAATAAAATATCTTATTCTGAAAAAACTATTAATCAATTTTTAGGTTGTTATGTAGATTCCAATCAATCAATTTATATTAGTAAAACTTCCACAATTATATCCAATGATACTTATTATGGATATGAGGATGGAGATACTAACAGAAAAGTTGAGTTTATAATCACCGGTGTTTTATCTAACGTAGTTATAAATTCAAATTCACACAATTTCTTAGAGAAAGAAGAGATATATCCACAAAATCTTGGAAAAATTATATCCAAAGGTGGGGAAATAGATCAAATTTTTGCAAATACATGGATTTATAATACCAGTTCTAGATACCAAATAGATTCTTTTGTTTCTAGTACTCTTACAACAAAATCTTCTATAGACAACACAAGTTTGGCAGTTGGAGATTCAATTGAAGTTTTACAGCGAAATAGTGAGACTGTAATTTCTGGTTTTGAAAATGTAAACGTCATATCAATTTCTGGAAATGAGATAACAGTTGATGTAAGTACTTCTTCTTTAAATCCTAATGTAAACTATGATATTAGAAGAAAAGTTAAAAAAGCATCATCTACAATTGTACCAATTCAGTTTGGAAATAATAAAATAACTTCTGATGTACAAAATGTTTATGATGAAAATTCTGACAGTTTGTATGTTGCTTCCAATTCTATTCCAACATATCCAATACAAACTAATGTTTTTGAATATACTGTATCCAGTTTAGAAGAAGAAAACAACGGATCTTATAGTCAAATTTCTTTCGGAATACAAAATCCCGTTTCATTCATAACTGGAGACAAAGTATACTATTATACCCAAAATACAAATACCATAGAAGGTTTAGTAGAAGGACCTTACTATGTTGAGGTATTAAGCAATTCGGATTCGAACATTAATAATACAAGAATTAGGTTATATCTGAGCAACTCTACTATTGGATCCAATGATTATGTCACTTTTGGACAATTCTCAAATGGAATCGTATCGGGAATTCATAGGTTTGTATTATATTCTCAAAGATCTAAGACAATTTCTCCACAAAAACTTCTTAGAAAATTTAAGTTAAATCAGACAATTGGTGATAATAAAATATATGAAACTGTTCCAGGTCCTATTGGTTTATTAAAAAATGGTGTTGAAATATACAATTATAAAACTCAAGATAAAATTTACTATGGTCCTTTAGATAATGTTAATGTACTCAATGGTGGAAGTGGATATGATGTTATAAGTCCACCATCATTAAGTTTATCAACTGGTAATGCTCTTATACAACCCGTAGTTAAAGGATCTGTTGAAAAAATATTTGTAGATCCTCAAGACTTTGACGTAGACGTTATTGTTTCTGTAGCACTTACTGGAGGTAATGGTTCTGGTGCAAGTTTCCAACCAATTATAGAAAAATACGTTAGAGAAATTGAATTTGATGCTAGATCTCTTTCTAATGGTGGTGGTCTAGATTTTGTCAATGAAAGAATTGCATTCACAAAAAATCATAATCTAATAAATGGTCAACCTATTGTTTATAATAGCAATAATTTCAGTCCAATAGGAATTGGAACTTTTGGGGGATCAAACTCAGATCAATCCAAAACACTTATAAATGGTGCAATTTATTATTCTAAAATAATTAATGATAGAACTATTGAAATTTATCAAAGTTTATCAGATTATTCTGCAGGGATTAATACTGTTGGATTCACTACAATTGGAAATGTGGGTATTCAAAAGTTTAAAACTGAGGTAAAGAATAAATTATCTGAAATAAAAGTAATCAATAGTGGAAATGGATATACGAATAGGAAGTTAAGAGTAAAACCAATTGGAATATCTACTTATAATCATACAGTAGAATTTGAAAATCATGGATTTTCAAATGGAGAAATTGTAACTTACACTTATGAAACTACTGGTATATCTGGACTATCAACTTCAGCAAGATATCAAGTATTAAAATTAAATTCTGACAGGTTTAGACTTTGCTATGCTGGAATTGGTGGGACAGATACTTCCAATTATGAAAGAAAAAATTATGTAAAGTTTTCAACGACTGGATCTGGATATCAAATTTTTAATTATCCTGATATTGTTCTATCGGTTGAATATACATCTGTTGGATTGGGAAGTACTCAAGTTAGAGGATCTATTGTTGCAACTCCAATAATTAGAGGAAATATTGATCAAGTTTATACCTATGAAAAGGGATCTGATTATGGATCTTTGATCTTAAATACACATCAGAGACCTCAAGTTGTTGTAAAGAATGGAAAAGAATCACAATTTAAACCACTGATTGAAAATGGTAGAATAGTTGATGTATCAGTATTATATGGTGGGCAAGATTACTATTCTACACCAGATTTAGTTGTATTTGGTAGTGGTATTGGAGCAAATCTTAGACCAATAGTTTCTGATAATAAAATAGTAGATGTTATTGTTGTTAATCCAGGAGCAGGATATAGTAGCACAGATACAGTAGTTCGTGCTATTTCTGCAGGCAGAAATGCAGTATTTGAATCTAGTGTAAGGTCTTTAACTCTGAATAACTCATATAAGTATGGAATTCAAAAGGGAAATTATAGAGACCCAGCTACGGAAATACTAGTTGAAACTGATAATAATTTAGAATATGCTGTTATTGGTTACTCTGGAAATATAAAAAATAATATTAAAGATAGTGGAGGAACTACAACTCACTCCGATATTATTGGATGGGCATATGATGGAAATCCAATTTATGGATCTTATGGGTATTCAGATCCCAACGAGACTAGACTTGTTAAAAAATTAGAACCTGGTTATTCTCAAGCAAATATTGAAAATCGACCATCTACTTCAAGTTTTCCTTTTGGTTATTTTGTAGAAGATTATGAGTTTACAAATAGCGGAGATTTGGACCAATATAACGGAAGATTTGGAAAAACTAAAGATTTTCCAAAGGGAGTTTATGCATATTTTGCATCAGTTAAGACTAATGACGATGGAAATATTGTTGGAAAGTTTCCATACTTTATTGGCAATGAATATAGATCACCATTTATTGAAGAAAATTTATCTTTAGATCAATCATTTGATTTCAATAATTCTACACTAATTAGAAATACGTTCCCCTACAAGGTAAATGATGAATATGCAGATAATGATTTTATTGTAGAATCAAATGAAATTATAGAACAAAAGACACTAATTGAATCAGTCTCTTCCGGTAGTGTCTCTGCTTTAGAGGTTGTAAATTCTGGGTCTAACTATAAAGTAAACGACCAAATAACATTTGATGAAAGTGATACTGAAGGTAGTGGAATATTTGCAAAAGTATCAGAAATAAAAGGTAAACAAATAAATGATATTAATACTACTATTCAATCATATAATGATTCTCTTATTACTTGGGTGAATGGAAATACTGTTAGAGTTTATATTGCACCATACCATGAATTTTTAAATAGAGACAATATCAATATCTCTGGATTATCTGATCAAGTTTCTAATCTTAATGGGTCATATCAAATTGGATTAACAACCTATTCCACAATACTAGATAAGCAAATTCCGGCATATGCTTCTACAGGAATAGTAACTGATGTTTATTTAACATCAATACCACAGAATGTTGCAGTTGGAAGTAGTTTTAAAATTGATAATGAAATTTTCTCAGTTCTTAATGTCTACAATAATTTTGGTGTGGTTAGAGTAAGTAGAAATACAAGTGGTGGAATACATACTCAGACAACTCCAGTTTACTTCCTCCCAGATTCATTTACTGTAAATAATTCTACAGACTATTTTGAGTCAAAAGTAAATGATAAAGTATATTATAACCCCACAAAATCGGTAGGAATTGGTACAACAGTTGGAGTAGGTATAAATGTAACCTATAATATTGGAATAACAACATATAATACCTTTATTCCAACTCAAAGTATTTTTATACCAAATCATCCATTTGTTACTGGACAGCAAGTAATCTTCAGAAAACCAACTGGTGGAGATCCTATTGCAGTTTCAAATACTTCTACGAGTGCTTCTTTCAATATTTTAAGTGGTAATTCTGAAACATTATATGCAATTAACAAATCTAAAGATTATATTGGTATAGTAACTAATGTTGGATTAACGACAAATACTGGTGGATTGTTCTTTAGAAATACCAGTTGGTCGTCTGCAAATGATGATTACAGATATTCGATAGAATCAAACTTTACTCAAGTTACTGCAGATATTAATAAAATAAACACAGTAGTTTCTGTTTCAACATCTCACAATTTATCAGTTGGTGATAAAGTAACATTAAATGTGATTCCAGATTTATCTGTAGGGATTGGAACTTCTACTGCTATTAGAGTTAAATTTAATTCTCATACAAATAGTTTAGTTATTAATCCAACATCGTTTAGTTCTTCTGGAATTAATACAATAACTAATCAAATTACAATAAATTCTCACGGTCTTATAACTGGAGATAAAATCTTATATGAAGCAAATTCTATACCTGCAGGTATTGTTACCGGAAACTACTATGTCTATAAAGTAGATAGTAATAATATAAAATTGTGTGATACATATTTAGATTCTATTTCAAATAATCCATTATTCCTCAACATATTAAGTACAGGAATTGGAATACAAAATATTAGTTTAGTTAATCCCCAAATTGGAGCAATTAAAAATAATAATCTTGTATTTGACTTATCAGATTCTTCTTTATCTGGTTACAATTTCAAAATTTATTATGATCAAGATTTCAATAAGGAATTTGTTTCAATTGCAACTACAGAATCACTTTCAATTTCTGGAGTTGGTACTGTAGGGGTATCTACAAATGCTTCATTAACTATTAATTATACGGATTTTATTCCAGAAAAACTCTATTATAATCTAGAGAAGTCTGGTTATATTAGCACTGCAGATTCTGATGTTGCCAATTACTCCGAAATATTATTTGTAGATAGTAAGTATAATGGAAACTATAATGTAATTGGTGTAGCAAATACTAGTTTTACAATTTCTCTGAAAAATATTCCAGAAAAACTTTCTTATCAGAAGAGTGATTGTGATGTGTTAGAATACATCACTAGTTCCACTACAGCAATCGGAGGAATTAATAAGGTAAATCTTATTTCTGGTGGATATGATTACAAATCACTTCCTCGTTTTACAGGATCTAATTCTACAAATGGTGAAGGTGCATTTATTATTCCATCATCGGAAACTATTGGTAAGATTACGCAAAGTAGAATCGTAAATGAGGGATTTGAATATGCTTCAGATAAAACTTTAAGACCAACTGCAAATATTCCACAATCCGTTTATATATCTTCTTCAAATAGTATTGATTCTATAACTATCTTAAATGGTGGACAAAATTATACTTCAGCGCCAGATTTAATATTAATAGACTCCGACACTGGTGAATTAATTGAATCTGGATTTTTAAAGGCAAGTTTAACTGGATCTTCAATCGGTGAAGTAAAAATTGAAGTAGATCCCAAAGGTCTCCCAATTAAACCAGTTACAATTAGAGCAATTAATAATTCCAATTCAACTTCAATACAAAGAGTCCAATCTTCTTCATCTGGCATAGTCACTTGCATTTTAACCACTCCCATAGCAGGATTCACTTCCGCTCCCTTTGCAGTTGGTGACAGAATATTTGTAGAAGGAATTGAAAAGACAGATTCATCTGGTGATGGATTTAATTCTTCAAATTATGGATATAGATTTTTTACAGTAACAAACTACTTTGGATTAAACCCAGACAGATTAGAATTTAGTGTTTCTGGACTAACTACCAATCCTGGTATAGCAAAAACCATTCAAGAGTCATATGCATTTATAACAAATTATAACAGTTATCCAGAATTTGAAGTTACTCAAAAGTTTTTACCATTTTCAATAGGAGAAACTTTGTCTTCTGACAATGGACTTGGTTTTATAACTAGAGATTTAGTTGTAACTGATTGTGATGAAAACAGTATAAGAGTCTCTGGAAATTATAAACTTTCCCCAAATGAAAGAATAAGAGGTCTACAATCATTTAGTGAGGCAAAGATTGATATTGTTAAGAGTGCAAATGGAATATACAACATTGGGTACTTCAATCTTCAAAATTTTGGATGGGAAAATGATACTGGAAAACTAAGTGAAAACACACAAGTAACACCAGATAATGATTACTATCAAAATCTATCATATACAGTGAAGAGTAGTAAAACATGGGAAGAAATAGTAACTCCTGTAAATAATCTACTTCATACTAGTGGTACTAAAAACTTTGCAGACACTCAAATTGAGCAAAATGTCCAATCTGGAATAGGAACTACAGAATCTACATTATCTCTGATTAATATGTTTGTTGAAGATAATAGAGTAGATACTATTAATAATTTTGATCTTGTAGTTGATGTGGATACTAATGACAATAAATCTAAGACTATAAAGTTTGATAATATTCGTCTTTCAGATTATGTGTTATGTAAAACAAATAGAGTTTTAAAAATTGATGATATTAGTTCTCAATTTTCAAGTAGTGATGATGAAATAGAAAATTTTTCCAATATTATTCCAATAGTTTCTTCAAATGGATATAATAAATTTTTATTACAAGTAAAAAATATATTAAATAATGAAACTCAATTTAGTGAAATAGTAACTATTAATAATAGCGAAGATATATTTACATTGTATAAAGGAGAATTTACTACAGGTACAACAGGTTATGGATCTACAATTTTCAATCCAAATTTATTTTTGGCAAATATTGAAGGATATGTAGATGAAGAAGGTACATTTTATCTAAAGTTTGTACCAGAAGATCCTTTTGATTCTAATTTTGATATTAAAATATTACAAGATACGTTTACTAGTAAGTCTGCGGTCGGATCTACTCAAAGTTTAAATTGTGTAGATTTAATATCCCAAAACAGAATTGTTTCTAGTGGAATAACTACGTCTATTATTAATTTGGATTCAACAAAATATTCATCAGTTTATTCAAATATTCACATATTGAATAATGATAGTTCTATAATGAACTATGTTGAGATTTATTTGACTCATGATGGATCTGATACTTATATTGCCGAATATTATTTTGATAGCACAACAGGTGACAGTTATCGTGCTATAGGATCATTTGGTGCTTCTTTATCTGGGGGAATATTATCATTAAATTATACAAACACAGAGACTGAAAATATAATTGTAAGATCTAAGAATGTTGGATTTGGAACAACGGCGTTGGGTGGAGGTTTGTATAGATTTAAACTTCCAGGACAAATAAATGGTAATGAAAGAACTGTTGTTTTCGAATCTAATTATAATAAAGTTTCCTCTGGGTCTACTAGTGTAATTATTTTAGATAAGACATTATTTACTTCAGTAAAATCTGTTGTGAGAGTTGGTTTAGGAAAAACCACCGCTTTACATCAAGTAATGACAGTTTATGATGGTACAAATGTATCTACATTACAGTATCCATTTTTATCAATTGGAAGTACTAGTGGAATAGGAACCTTTGGAGCAAGTATTGACTCGAATAACTTCACTCTTAAATTCTATCCAGATGTTTCTATTTCCGGAAATATAGAAATAATTTCATTCAATGAGTGTTTTTATACTGATTTAGATGTTACAAATATACCTCCAAATTTAAATTATTCCCCAGTCAGACAATCTGTAATAAATTTAAACTATTTTGGGGCAAATTCTATTTTTAAAAATAAGTTAGATTTTGAAACAAATTATGAAGAGAGTCAAATATTCATGAAGACTTTTGACCCATCAACTTCATTGGACTTTGCAACTGGAATATGCACAATTACTAATCATTTCTTCAATACTGGAGAGCAATTAATCTATAGACCAAAATCAACATTTATTGGCATTGGAACATCTGCAATAGGAATTGGTGCTACAGAAAATTACGTTGGGGTAGTTACAACATTATTACCGGAAGTTGTATATGCCATTAGAGAAACAAAAGATACGATTAAAATTGCCACTAAGAAAGAATATGCTGAACAGGGAATTGGTGTCACATTTACATCAATAGGTCTTGGAAATGCTCATGAATTGGAGATGTTTAAAAAGAATGAAAAGTCTTTGATTACGATTAATAATCTTGTACAGTATCCTATCTCATATTCCTATGTAACTCACACATTATCAAATAATGGGGGTCAGATTAGTGTAGCATCTACTATTTTTGCTTTAAGTGGAATTAGTTCTATTAATCCTACCGACTTATTAAAAATAGATGATGAGTATGTTGGTGTTAAAAACGTTGGTTTAGGAACTACAAGTGTCGGACCGATTACCTTTACTGGCAATATCCCATTGGTAGAGGTTACCAGGGGATTTGTAGGATCTACTGCAGGTATACATACAGACACTTCTATTGCTAGGGTTTATAGGGGATCTTATAATATTTCGGGAAACAAAATTTATTTTACTCAACCACCGAGAGGAAATCAATTAGATTTAATTGGTCCTGATGAAAATGCTCTTCCAAGAGAAAGAGCAACATTTTCTGGTAGAGTGTTCTTAAGGCAAGATTATACTTCAAATCAAATTTATGATGATATTTCTGAGAAGTTTACGGGAATAGGTCAAACTTTTATTTTAACTTCTCAAGGAATAAACACTGTTGGACTGGGTACTAGTGGTGGAAATGGAATTGTTTTTATTAACAGTATTTTCCAATCACCAACTACATTGAATAATTCTTCAAATAATTATATTATCAATGAGAATATAGTAGCGGGAATAACTACGATTACATTTAGTGGCATTAGATCCGATATTGGACAGTATACCTCTGATTATGATATTAACATGAATCAATTACCTCGTGGAGGTATAATTGTTTCATTGGGATCAACTTCTGGTTTAGGTTATGCTCCTTTAGTAGGTGCTTCAGTTACTGCGGTTGTTTCTGGAGGATCTATAGTATCTGTAGGGTTAGGCACTCAAGATATTATTGGATCTGGATATAGGGGAAATGTCTCTGTAGCAGTCACAGAATCAGGTCACACTGGGTCTGCGGCGAATATTACTGCCACTGTAGGCGCTGGAGGAACACTATCCTTCAATGTCGTTGGAGGAGGTAGTGGTTACTCAAATCCAACAATCAACGTTTCATCACCTTCCTATGAAAATTTACCAGTGATTGGTGTTTCTCGTTTAGGTGTAGGTGCAACTACAGATACTGGATCTGGACTACTCCTAAATGTTGAAGTCGGTGCAAGTTCCACTACTGGAATAGGATCTACTTATTTTGTAGTGACAGATTTTAAAATTACAAGAAATGGATATGGGTTTAGAAGAGGTGATGTATTTAAACCAGTAGGACTAGTGACAGATGCAAGATTAGCATCTCCAATTAGTGAATTTGAATTAACTGTTCTTGATACATTTACAGACTCTTTTGCTGCTTGGCAGTTTGGTGAATTGGATTATATTGATTCTATTAAAAATTATCAAGATGGTATAAGAACCAGATTCCCATTATTCTATAATTCTGAGTTATTAAGTTTCGAAGTTGATGAAAATCTACCTGATTCTCAGTCAATAAATTTAAATAATGTTCTTCTCATTTTTGCAAATGGCGTTTTGCAAGAACCAGGAAGTTCTTATCAGTTCAATGGTGGTACATCATTCACATTTACAGTTCCCCCAAAACCTGAAGATAATATTGCAATATTCTTCTATAGAGGAACCAGAGGTATAGATAGTACCCAAGAAGATATAGTAGAAACCATTAAAGTGGGAGATACTGTTCAGGTCTTCAGCAATAATACTAATATCAACAATACAATTACTCAAGACAAGAGAGTAGTTTATGATATTGCTGGATCTGATAAAATTGAAACTAATCTATATGTTTCTCAAGGAATTGATTCTACTAATGAAAAACCACTTTATTGGACTAAGCAAAAAGTCGATTTATTAATTAATGGTGATATTGTTTCCAAGTCTAGAGATTCTATTGAATCTCAAGTTTATCCCACTGCAAATATCATTGGAGACTTTAGTAATTCTACTAATCAAATCTTTGTAGATGATGCTTCATTATTTGATTATGAAAATGAATCACCAAGTACTTTTCCAATAGGTTTTAATGCCATTGTGTTTACTAACACAAATGTTGGAATAGCAACTACAGATTTTTCTACACAGTATGAAATTTTATCTGGTGTAAATGATGTTAAAGGATCTAGTGCTTCTGTTGTTGGAATTGCTACAACTACAGGAATTGGAGTACCTTTAGCACTCAAATTTACTTTAAATCCATCACCACCAGATCTTCAAGTTGGATATCCTGTTTATATTTCAAATACTAGTGTTGGTAGTGGAGTAACATCCATTGATTCTTCAAACTCTAATATTGTTGCAATCAGTACATCACATTTAAATAATATCTATAAAGTTCACGCATTTAATTCTACTACAGGGATTATAACATGCAATATTGCATCAAATACTTCCATTGTTGGAATTGCAACTACCGGAACTCTTAATTATCCTGTAGGAAGAATGAGTTGGGGTAGACTATCTGGATTTACCAGATCTTCATCACCAATATCAATTGCTGTTACTGGATACACATCCAGTATAGGTATAAGTAGTGAAGGATATAGTGCAGGTCTTTCAACTTATCCAGTTATACAGAGAAGAGGATTTGGATTGAGAAACAATGGATCTTTAGTAAAAAAAGATAAGGTGATAACCTAATCTCATATAAATATAAAAAAACAGCAATATAAATGTCTGCACTTGTAACAGATCAATTTAGAATTCTGAATGCTACTAATTTTATAGAATCAGTAGATAATGATTCATATTATGTTTGGGTTGGTTTAACTAACCCAAACAGATATACTGGATTTGGTAGAAATGAAAATTGGGATGGTGGAACAACTCCTGCGGGGTCTCCAGTAACAAATGGTGTAGTTCCAAACCCTATAGATAATTTAGATTATTTAACTCAGTATGAAGATACTCTTCTTTTTGGAAAAAAAATTACATCATCAAGTATAAGAAGAGTTGTAAAAAGAGTTGATTGGGTAAGAGGTAAGAAATATGATATGTATAGGCATGACTACAGTATTAACAACCTTAGTCCAGTAGCGAAGAGAGCAAGATTATATGATTCTGAATATTATGTCTTAAATAGTGACTATAAAGTTTATATTTGCACTAAAAATGGATCGAGTGGAATTAATACATCAGGAAATCAGTCTTTGTACGAACCAACACACACTGATTTTGAACCCTCAATAGCAGGAACTGGTGGTGATGGATATTTTTGGAAATACTTATTTACAGTTTCTCCTGGAGATATTGTAAAATTTGATTCTACAGAATATATTACTCTCCCCAATAATTGGAGTACTTCTACTGATTCTCAAATTGTTTCGGTAAGAGAAAATGGAAACTCTGAAGTAAATGATAATCAAATAAAGACTGTTTATATTGATAAACCAGGAAAAAATTATTCTCAGGGATCTCATACTGTTTCTATTTTGGGAAATGGGACTGGTGGAGAAGTTTCTGTAGAGGTAAATTCCAATGGAGAAATCATCAATACTACAGTAGTTTCTGGTGGTAAAGGATATACTTATGGGATAGTTGACTTGGGATCTATTCAACCATCTGGAAATATTTCAAATCCAGCAAAACTTATTCCAATAATTCCACCCTCTAAAGGTCATGGATATGATTTATATAAAGAACTGGGTGCTGATAAGGTGATGATTTATAGTAGATTTGATGATTCTTCTAGAGACTTTCCAGTCAATACCAAGTTTTGTCAGATTGGTATATTAAAAAATCCATCAAAATTTGTAGGAATTGAGACTTTTACAGACTCCCAATTCTCAGGTCTTTATGCAATTAACTTTTCTACAGTAAATAATATCCCACCAACAATTGGAGAAAAAATTAGTCAAATAATTACTTCTTCAGGTATTACAACAATTGCAGTTGGATATGTTGCATCATATGACTCTGATACAAAAGTCTTAAAATACTTTAGAGATAGATCTTTGTATTATGGATCAACCCATGATCAAACTGACTATGTTGGAGTTTCAACATCAGGAAACGCTAATGCAAATTTCAGCAATACTGGAGGAACTATTGTTGGTGAAAGTAGTGGATTTAATGGAACTCAAATTTCATCTTTAACTGGAATTACTACAACAGTTAATGGTTCAATTATAAACTTAGGGATTGAATTTACAGATGGACTTGCAAATCCCGAGATAAATAAAAAGACGGGAGATATAATTTATATTGATAATAGACCTCTCGTTTCTCGCAACATTAGACAAAAAGAAGACATTAAAATTATCCTGGAATTCTAAAAAATGGCACAAAAGACAAATCTAAATGTAAGTCCATATTTTGATGACTTCGATTCTGAAAAGAACTTCTACAAAGTTCTTTTCAATCCAGGAAGACCAGTACAGGCAAGAGAATTAAATAATATTCAATCAATTTTACAAAACCAAATTGAGTCATTTGGTAGTCATATTTTTAAAGAAGGATCAGTAGTAATTCCGGGAAGCACTACTTATGATCCTAACTTCTTTGCTGTCAAATTAAATTCCACTTCTTTTGGAGTTAACATATCCGCATATATTGAACAATATGTAGGAAAATTGGTAGAAGGTCAAATTTCGGGAATCACTGCATTTGTTCAAAAGGTTGAAATACCAAGTTCAACCAATAACTTAGATTATGTTACACTGTATGTAAAATATATTGATTCTGACAATGATTTTAATATCAATCCATTTCAAGATGGTGAATCATTGGTGTCTGGTGAAAGTATTGTTTATGGAAACACTACAATCGCATCGGGAACTCCTTTTGCATCTTTGATACCTACAGATGCCACTTCTACAGGATCTGCTGCTTCCATCGATGATGGGATTTATTTCGTAAGAGGTGCATTTGCAAGGGTATCCAAGCAAACTATTGTTCTAGACTATTATACAAATACACCATCATATAGAGTAGGACTTAAAGTATCTGAAGAAATTATAACTGCTAAAGAGGATTCTTCTCTTTATGATAATTCAAAAGGATTTACAAATTATGCTGCCCC